CCGGGTTTTTTGGAGAACCGGACAATGACCGCATCAAAATGCAAAATTGTTCCCGCAAACAGAACATCCATGGTGCCATCGGTTGGCCCCAGTTCCAGCACCGCTTTGGAAATCCAGTTCTCCAGCTTCTTGCGCTGTTCTGGACTTTTAACCGCCTCGTCGTTTTCAATATCATCCATCAAGATCAGGTCCGGACGATAGGGACCGTGACGGCGACCGCGTATTTTCTTTCCCGTGCCAAAACCCTCAATCTTGATATTGTTGCGGGTGATGATGAGGCCTTCGCGCCACGTCCTGCCTTGGCCCATGATATCGGGGAAATCATAGGCCAGACGAGGGTTGACTTCCATTTCAGCTTTAAGCGCTTCAATCATGACAGCGGCTTGCTCGAAGGCATCCATGATCAAGCCGATGTAATGTTTGTAGCCGTTAACCGTACACCACAGCGGAAACATAAGGTCGATGTGCGTGGATTTGGCCGCACCACGTGGTGCGATAAGGTTGAGATTGATACCGCGTGGGTCAGCAATCATTTTTGGCAGGCGCTCAAATAACTCAAGGTGAAGTGCGGACGGACCTTTTGTCAGATAGTGCGGAAAGTATGTTTCACAGAAAAACCGATAGCCATGAACAGGGTCTTTGACTTTTTCCACCCGTGCCTTGCGGGCATCATCATCAGCGTCAAAGGCTTCAACTTCCAGTTCAATTTTCTTGCGGAAAATATCCGCCATTTCTTCGAGAGATTTTTTGAATTCAGCAGCCGTGACAATGACGTTCATGAATATGCCCCGACAATTTCGTGGCCGAACGGTTCAAGGATTTCAAGGAAAGCATCGGCATGTTGCGGATAGTTTTCTGCAACAAACGATGACATGCGTTGCAACACATCCTGGGCAACACCCAATTCTGAAATCTTCGGGGTAACACGGGCAGCGGCGGCGACGGCCTTGGTCATACTGTCAGCCAGGGACGCAAGCTGTTTTACCTTGGTGTCGACATCGCTGGTACTGCCCTTGATGTCATCCATAGACGCATGGGTGAGCATGACGAAATCTTCGACAACCGTCATGACCACAGCTTCAAGGCCTTGACCGGCTATCAGGTTGGCGGACCGTGCCACACCCCAGTCATCGCCTTTTCTGAGCGCATCAGATTTCCATCGGCGGATGGTGGTTGGCGGAACGCCAATAGCCAACGATATTGTTGGCGGGGATTGGCGTTTGAAGACGAAAGCCTCACGCGCCTTTTTACGCTGATCGGCTGTATAGGCCATACGGTCTCACTTCTTCCCCAGCTTTAAAATAGCCGAGACAATGCCTTCGGGATTTTTGGAAGCACGTGATATCCAGACAACGAGATTGCGGCCAGATATGCCGTAAATACCTGCTACGGCATGCCCCCAGGTTATTGACAGGTTGAAAAACTCAATCGTCGGTTCGGTGGCGATGGCAGCAATAAAAACGCCTGCCAGCAAAGAACCAAAGGCCGTTAGCTTGGTGTGTGATTTCAAATCAACACCGATGGATAGTATCGCGCCGATGAAGGCTGTAACAATTGTGGCCAGCTTGATACCGAAAAATTCAACGCCGCTCATTTTGAAAAAACCCCCTTAACCATGGCTGCACCGCTTACGGTTGAGCCGACGTAAAACAGCCACTTGATCATGTCGCCTGCCCATTGATCCAGCGGTGCTGGCAAAGCGGCAACATCCCATTCAAAATAAAACAAACTGTCGGCGATAACTGCACCCCACCAAATCGCCAAGGGCAGAATGAACAGAGCAAGAAACCACCAGAACATCTGATTTTCCATTTTGGATTTGTTGAGGTCGGCCATTATGCGGGTCTCGTCGACGGCAGATTTGATGTGCTGGATTGCGATATCTGACCGGAGCTTGTCCTGCTCTCCTTCCAGTTCCGCTTTCTTTTCCATGTAACCGAGCGTTTTATCGATGATGCCGCCCAGTCCGATTTTTAAAAGGAATGCTATAAAACCCATTACCCTACGTTCCTCCAGTTCTTAAAGTCGAATAATCGGCGCTTGAGAATACCGTCAGATTGGTAAAAAACCAAAGCTGCAACCACAGCGGCGATTAGCCACGGATGGGCTGCGGCCAGTTTTAATGCTGGATTAAAGACCTCGCGCAATTGGCCAAGCTGACTGAACACGGTGTCGAAAGAGCCGAGCTGACCAATCAGGTTTTCAAAGCCACCCATGTATTCAGTGAAGAGTGCAAAAAACCCGGTACCGCCTGCAGCTTTTTTCATAGTGTCGGCTTTGCGGGCGATGCTTGAGCGTTTCTTCAGGTCTTTGATTGAGGCATCCTGCCTGCCGTCATTGCCCTGTTGCATGATGGGAACGGCCTTTTCCAGCGCATCGTTTGTTTTTCGACCGGCGATGCCGTCTGTTTTCAGGCCTATATCTGCCTGGAAGGCCACGAGCGCACGCCGCGTGGCCGGGCCGAAATCACCATCAATGCCGGTGGCATATCCAAGAGAGTTTAGTTTCTTTTGCAAGGCTTCGACCATGTAGCCTTCAGAACCGAGACGCAGGGATTGTTGCCGCACCTTGGATTTAATGCGCGCGGCTTTGCCGGTGAGGTTTTTATATTCCCGCGCAATCATGCCAGAGTAAAGATCAACCTGGCCGGAGCCATTATAGCGCCGGGCAATAGCGCGGAAATCACGCTGGCGTAAATCTTCGGCCAGCCCCACACCGAGCAGAAAACCAATGAAGGCGTCGTCCTGATTATCTTCTGACGCGGCCAGAGATAGCACAAACTCTGTGACAACAGAAAATCCGCAAAGCTTGTGGTTGAAACCCATGATTTGCGCCTTGCCATAGGACGCAGATTTAAAACCAGCCTCACCATGCAGGGTAACCATTGCCTTGAGCCGATCCCAACGCTTGTCTGAGCCCTTGCCGCCGAGGCCTTTGTAATTTGATTTTGACCATTTTGGAGTTGCCAGGCGTGATGCCCGGGCACCATTGCGCATTGATTTGGGCAGGTAGCGCCAGAAAATGTGTTTCTCCGGCAGGATTATAAGTCGACCTTTATCATCATACGCATCGCCGCCACTTTCGACGTTCAGGATTGCCTGTAGTGTCGCCACCTCGCATTTGATTTTCCTGGCCGCCAGCTTGATGGCATCACCCATGCCAGGCTCACCGCCACCGGCCATAAGCGTTTCGATTGTTGCCTGGTCAACGCGCATGATTGAGCACTCCAATTAAAATATGGAGGTCACCATGGTCATTTTAAAACAGGAAATCGTGTGGAAGGGTTCCGGCCTATCGATCTTCAGAGCTTGCAAACATGTCGATCTGGCGATGATCGTGTTTTTTCAGGCGCGGTTCTGAATTCAGCAGATTGCGGATATGTCGTTCGGTCACTTTGAGTTCAAGCGCTATCTGGCGATTTGAACGACCCTCAGCGTGAAGCCTGATTGCCGCTGGTCTGGTTTCCGCACTGAACTTCATCGTTGGCACATAGAGGATATCGCCGGGATAATATTTTATCAGGACATCGGCGGTTTCTCGGTCGAGCAGGGCCAGAACGCTGTCCGGTGACCAGACCTTGGGAATTTTAACTTCCAGACCGGGCAGATTATCAACCAGATTTTGCGCAACTTCGATACCGATGGTGTCGGCAACATCTTTCATGTCTTTGGTGAATTGATGTTCGGCAGGATCGCTCAACGGCCATCCCCCTTGTTCCACTTCAAAGGCTTCATATGAGCCTGGGCAACCCAGACAGAGACAACCCGGCCTTTTGCAAATCTGTAGGTAATACCGTTAGAGACAATGCCACGCGCACCATGGGCTAACGCCTGATGGGTGTGGTCATGAATGCGTTGCCGGATGGCGTCAATATCGATGGCGGCAACGCGCTCAAGGTATCGAACCACGGCATGATCGGTGACAGGCAGGCGCTTGGTCATGCGGCACCTGCCTGTAATGCGAGTGTTAATTCTGCCTTTGGGGCAGGTCTGCAAGCCACATTCTGATTTTGTCCAGCGTGGTTTCCAAAGTGTCTCCGGTTTGCTTTAACCTGTCGCCGTACTGATCGTGGGATGGATTGCCATCCACCCGTGCGACCATGATCGACAGGCAATTGCCGTGACGAAAGGCAACCGGAATGGTCCCGGCTGAATATTGCGGTTTGGGTGCCATGGTTTAAGCTCCAATGGGGGCGGGCAATGACGGTGTGGAGCCGACGCGGGGCCAGACTTCCGGTTCCCAAGATTGATCTTGCGAATTCCACAACATCTGAAACCAGCCGTCCCCGGAAATAACGCCAACCTTTTCCATTTCCTCGATCACTTCTTCCACTTCGCCCTGGGAGCGGCGCATATGACGCCACACCATTTGCTTGGGAATGCCTGCCTGCTGGTGAAAATAAACCTTCGACCACACCGGTTTGGACATCAGGCAATGCTGGATGAGTTTGTAATTCTGATCCTTGAGACGTGCCAGATCGTGATGCAATTCGCCCGACCAGTGCCGCCACAGCACGTCGTCGCATTCGTTTTGGTAGCGAATGACATCCGCCTTCAGGTCCGGGCGCACCTTGTTTGCGTTGATAGAGAACAGCCATGCAGGCAATTTGCGCAGTGGGAGACAGGTCATTTCGCGTTCCCCGGCCCCTGTTCCACAGTACATAAGTACCGTGGGGAAACGCTTGAAAGCATCCCGAAGTTTCTTTCTTTGACGGCTCCACTCCAGCCCAAGACGGTCTGAAATCGGTTTGACCGGAACATAGGGTTCGCCATTGTGCTCGATCATCATCACTTCTTCGTCGTGAAACGGTACATTTATGAGTTCGGTGGTCATGGCTCAATTCTCCTTTTTGGTTGTTGCCGATATGGCAATCGATCTTGCGGCGATGCGTTGAAGCGCCCGCGCAAGGTTGGGTTGTTGTCTGGCGGTGAGAATGAGGTGCATTTGTATCCGGTTGTAAGGATCGGGCTGGTCGAGATAGGGCTTTACCGCCGCGCTGACCAGTTTTCTGGCGCGGATATACTTCACCTGATTTGAGGAATGGGACATAAATGTCTCCTACTGTTTGTATTAACGCCTTGCCACCCTCTTGCAAAAGGGTGGCCGGGCAACAACGGGTTGCAAGACCGTGCAGTAGGCCACGGCAGACCCGAAGGTCTCCCATTGCACCCGACCATAAAAAAACCACGCTTGGAGCGTGGCGCATCGAGCGCCTACTGTTGAACGGGCTTGCATTCCCGACTTTACCTTGAGGGCAAAGTAACGCTACGATAAGGTGATTTGAAATTTTTGTCAAAGGGAGAGAAAAATGCGCGTATTCTTGATGATTGCTGGCCTGATGTTTTTGACCAATATCAGTGTTGCCCAGGAGAAAATGGACGGCCTGACGTATATGACCGAGATGACCGCCTTGGCCAAGGCCGTGGCACTGGAAGAAAAGTGCAATATCGCCATCGATGCCGAAGCTATGATGGCGTTTGTGACAAAGCGTTTTGTCGGATACGAAAGTAAGGTTCTCGCAGGCCTGAATGCAAATGTCACAATTGCTCAATACTCGTTGAAACGCGCGAGTGCGTTGCAGATGAAACTGCTGTGCGCAACAACCCAAACGTATGTGAATAAGAATAAACTGGCACCGACAAACTGACATCACAAATCCCCTTCTGATAATTCAGTTTCCAGCTTTAATTGCCGGTCTGTGAGTTGGCGCAATTGCGCCTCCAGAACCACACGCCTGTGAGCAGCCGGGCGCAGGCGCTGTATGCGCGAATGCAGGATATCGCGACGTCCAGACAGCCGGTTGATTTCCTGCTGTTGCGGCCAGCTTAAAAGCGATGGGGATTTGAGCAGGGCAGCCATTACATGCGCCTCACTATCGACTTTAAGGCTTCGATGACGTTTGATGCCTGCCGGGTTTCCAGCCAGTCAATATCGTCGACGCCGGTTTCGGATTTAACGAATTTGCGCAAGGCGACTTTCCAAGTCTGTTTCCAGTAACCGAGGCGGTCGAGTTCTTTGCCCAGCGCCCAGATTTTGCGGTGCATGGGATTGTCAGACGGTTCGCGCCATTTATTCTTGCCGCCGTTCTGTTTTTTGCCCCCGGGAATGGGTTTCCAACCCAGACGCTTGAATTCCTTGATGACGGCAATATGTTGCCTGTCGGTCATTTTCGCAGATGAGCGTTGGCCTGTTATACGTTCCAGCACATCGCGATAAAGATCGTCGCTGTATCCCAATTCTTTTTTGGCAATATGAATTTTGGCAAGGGCGGCTCGGGTCATGACGTTGCAGCCCTCTGCTGTTCGAGAAGGGCGGTATAGAGATCGTTGATCACATGCTTGCGATCTCCTGACGGCATTGCTTGACTTTGCATCAGGCAACCGTGGGCATGGGGTGTTTGGTAGGACAGAAGGGAGCGACCGTTACCGACAAATTCCAAAACGTCAGGTGCGTGATAGATGAGCATATCGGCTTTGCGGTCCATCACTCGCACCCCCGGCCAGTTTTTCTGGTGCCGCCAGCTACCATTTCCAAACGCGCAATTTCACGGTCGATGTACCAGCGTGATTTTTTCAAATCTTCAATGGCATCGCCTTTGAGACCGGCGCGCCATAGATATTTCATCGCGTTGCCTAAACAAAATCCCATGTGTTCAGTGACCGTGATGCACTCTATGCCGGAAGGGTGGTTGTTATAATGATCTGGATGATTGATTTTGCCATCCATATCGTGAGTAGCCGAATTCATTGCACTACCTCACGCGTTGGCGGCATCAAGTGAGATCGGGCGGTATTCTTCGCTTTCTCCCATGCGCTCATAGAACCGCAAATAGCGTTTTGAGCCAGTGGATTGAATGCTGTCAGCAATCGCGGTCATGGCATTTGCCCAGCGTTCGTCATCAATGTTGATACGGCGAAGGCCAAGGATTTTACTAACTGACACATGGCCTGCTTTGTCCGTTTCGAACGCATGGTCGACCAATGCCTGGAGGTTTTTATTTGCGCCTTTCGCCCAAGTGTGAATGCATTCATCAATGAGGGACTTGGCGGTCTGAAGGCGCTCATCGAACGTCTTGAATTCAGCCTTGTTGAGAACAATCTTGTATGTGCCATCATATGAGTGCAGGGTCATATTGCCCTTTCTTCCGCCCATTTTAGCGCCGTATTGTGCAGCTGATTTGTCGGCGAATTTTGCAATCTGATCAAATCCGTCTTCGCGGAATTCAGCCAGGGTTCCGGATAGTTTTTTCGCATCCTTGATGAGCTTTTTAACCAACCTGTCGCGATCCATATCAATGGGCTTTACTTTATCGCGCGGAACAAGATGGCCGTCCCGATCCTGTACGTATCCAGCGGGGATTTGCACCTTGGTTTCTGTTGGGCTTGGGGTGTTCATAGGACGTGTTCCTTTTTGGGGTTGGGAGATTGGAATTTTGAATGGATTTCTGTCGTCGCGCGCAGTTCTCTGGCCGCGCAAAGCAAATATCGGAGATACTTTGTCTCGTTTTTGCTGAACTGATGATTTTCAAAATCTGTGTAGGCTTCGGCAAGCTCAGTGACCCGGTCCGGCATCCTGCTTTCGACAGAAACGTATTTCACGACCGGTCGAGGTGTGGGGAAAATACTACAATCCAGAACGCCCGTGGCGCGGGCTTCGAGATATTTTAAAATCCACCGCGTTTTTGCATCGACGGTTGAGAAGGTTTCGGTTTTGTTCACCGCGTCCAATACAGTGGTGTGGTTCCGGTTGAAGCTATTGCCTAACTGCAACAAACTACAATCGAACACACGTCGACAGACGGTCATTGCCACCGAGCGCGCCATCAAAATGGGTTGCGCTTGATTGGGCGATAAAATATCTGCAACCGGCACATTAAAAATCAGTCCGGCCTCTGCGATGACTTCTTCGATTGTCATAGTCTTGAGATCACCTCTAAGCATGTTTTATCTCCGGCAATGGTGTTTGATTGGGATTGTTGGGACAATCCTGACAGGCAAACCACTGGCGCAATTCACCCGCGTCCGATTGCGGCAACGCGCGGGTGCGCAAATCCGTGCAGACTTCTTGGCTCAAATCGGTTTTGGTGTGTGGACACAACACCCGGTCACAAAATGTAGCGATGACTTTTGCTTGGATTTTACCTGTGCCACCGGGGTAGTTACCCGATAGTGCTGAAGATACTGATGAGCGATTATAACCAAGTTGGTCGGCCACGGC